GGATAGCTGGCTCTCTCGTCTGTTTTGAGCCTTGCCTGATCTGGATAGAGTACTCTGCCATAGCCTATCGTCCAAAGCGTAGCAGGACACTTGTAGGGCTGGTTGTGACAGCCCTCAAAGCTTTTGATTAACTGGATGCCAGCTTCAGATATTGTCATAGTTACCGCTTGGAATTAAACGCTTGGCTGCCGAACCAGAAGCTCAATATTGCGGCTAGCATAGCCATCTCATCGTCACTGAACACCATCTCCATCGCTTCAGCAAACGCAACGCCTGTTGAGTAAGCGTACCAGATGCCTGCTATGTCAACGACCACCAGCAAAGCTACGAAGATATAGGTCACAACTGGTCGGACGCTACTTCTAAGGTTGATTACCCAGGTTGACGCGCCTTCTCCGATTTTCATATCGTGCTTGTACATCCCAAGCCTTTCTTGGGTCTGGGTCTGCATAGCGATCTGGTCACTTTTGATCTCTTCTACGCGAGCTTGGGCAACAAAGCCCTCCTTAGCAAGTGCCAGTTCCCGCTCACGGTTAGCGGCCATCATTGCCAATTCGTGTTTTTTATCGCCTCTGTCTTGAACCATCGTAAACACGTTATCTAGAATTTTTGGTACACCGCCAGCAGCAAAACCGAGCAGACTTGATACTAAACTCAACATAATGGTTACCCCAAATTCATTAAAATGCCGATACCGAAAGCGACTATTGCACCGAGAAGGCCGACAATCGCAGTAATTGTTAGAACGTTAGCAATTAACTTTTTAATCTTCCTGCGCTGGTTTTGGATAGCCTTAGCGCGGGTGTCTTTGATCTTGACTCGTTCACGCATCATCTCAACGTAAGCGTCAGTTCCCCACTTGTACACGATAATTTCGCGCAGCTCTTTTTCCTGCTGCTCAATCTTCTTTCGTGCCATCAAGGCTTGCATAGCCTCTTGCTCAACACTGCCTTTGGCAATTAGCTTTTTGAAAAGTGGCGGGTCTTTGGCTTCTTCTTCAGCGGATTTGACATCACTGACGGCTGAAAACCAGGTTCCCAGCTGGCCGGCCATGTCTTCCAACTCCCTACCCATCTCGATACCCTTACGGATGGTCTTGTAGGCAGAGGTGGCTATGGCTAAGGCAGAGATTGGATCAATCATTACTTATCTGCCTTCTTGTCGAGCTTGCTGAAAACTTTGTCAAAGTTCTGATTCATCTCTTGCCTGAAGGTTTGCATGTCTTGGCGAAACTCCTCGCGGCTTAACAGAGCAGCCTGTTCACGTTGCAGGCTTTCGATCTTGCGATCCTGTTCCTTGTTGTCCTCGCGAGTGGACTTTACGAACCAGGCTACTACAGCACCGGCTCCGGCAATCAACATGTCAATCAGGCTTGATTCGGGCATGATCTACCTCACACTGGCTGGGTCGGCCAGACAACAGTTGCTGGGAAGCCTGCCTGTGCGCTGATGTCTCGCAGTGCTTGACGGTAGGTAGCCCATGCTGCTTTGTCTACTGGTGCATCCGCTACCTGTGTCCAGTCTGATGCAGTTAGTAGCTTGTTGCGCCTCTTGCGAGCATTGGCTGACTGCACAATGCTCTCTAACTCTGCTTGGCTGTGCTTCATTACACCACCCTCACTTTATAGTTGCCTGCGATCAATGCTGTAATCCTTGCCTTATCACCTGCTGGAGCGTCAAAGTCGTAGTCAGTGCCTAGAATAGCTCCCTCGTTCAGCACATTAGCATCGTAGTTAATTGTCACACCGTTAGATGACGGTACTGTTGTTCCGCTGGTCAGGTTAAAGATGATGGCTAGATCAAAGTCGTTACCCAGTGTTATTTGATTTGGGTCAGTGACAGCGTCTAGTTGAGTCTTGTTCATCTGGTTTGGGTAGACTGTTAAAACTGTGTTGTACTCATTAACGTCATCGCCATTAGTGCCGACAATAAACATTTTGGTTCCATCAGTGTTGAAGGCTATTGCAGTTGGAGATAACTCCTGAGCAGACGGGTTAAAGGTTTTAGAATAAGAAGCTGTTGATACATTAAACCCTGTAGATAATGTGTACTCATTAATGTCACTGCCAGCAGAGCCAACAATAAACATTTTAGTACCGTCATTGTTAAAGGTTATTCCTTTTGGGTCTGTATCTTGTGCCGCTACACTAAAACTTTGAGAGTAAGACGCTGTTGATACATCAAAACCTGTTGACAGGGCATATTCGTATACAGCATTTCCATCATCGCCAGTAATAAACATCTTAGTTCCATTAGCATTAAAGGCTATTCCTTTTGGTGTTGTTTCTTGGCTTGATACGCTAAAACTATCAACAAAGGAGGCAGTTGAAACATCAAATCCTGTTGATAAAGTGTATTCGTTTACGTCTTGCCCAATGAGGCCAACAATAAACATTTTAGTACCATCAGTGCTAAAGGCTATTCCAACTGGAACTGAATCTTGAGAAGAAACACTAAAGCTGTCAACAAAGGATGCTGTACTTACATCAAACCCCGTTGATAAAGTGTACTCATTTACGTCATCTCCATCACTGCCAAGAACAAACATCTTAGTGCCATCGGCATTAAACGCTATTCCTTGTGGAGCTATTTCTTGAGCTGCTACGCTGAAGCTATCAACAAACACAGCAGTGGACACATCAAAGCCCACAAGAATACTAGCTCCCTCCATAGCCTGAGCCAATGCCGGTAACTCAGCATTCGTTGTGGCGTTAGTCCAGGTCTCTGAAGCGTATGTGCCGTTCGAGTTGTACTGCCATGTGCCTGCGTTATTCCTGACAATGTCTCTAGCACCCAGCGTTTCACTTACAACTGTGTAACTGATGCGGTTGTCGTTTGACAGGGCGTATAGGACTTTGCCGCTACCAGCAGACTCGTTAGCAGTCATGTCGTTAATGTCGATCCAGTAGGTGGTGTCAATAGAGGCTTTAGTGTGGACTGGTTGGTAGCCTGATGGGGAAACAAGTGTGCCGACTGAGTATTGGTTAACTTCATCCCCATCAGTACCAACAATAAACATCTTAGTGCCGTCAGTGTTAAAAGCTATGTCATTTGGTGCGGTTTCTTGGGCAGATACAGAAAAAACGTCAACAAACGAGGCTGTCGATACGTCAAAGGCAGTTGATAACGTGTATTCGTTGACATCATCTCCAGCGTTACCCACAACAAACATCTTAGTGCCATCTGTGCTAAAGGCTAAACCTCTTGGGTCTGTTTCTTGAGAAGAAACACTAAAACTGTCTACAAATGTAGATGTGCTTACATCAAATCCTGTTGAAAGCGTATATTCGTTAATGTCAACCCCAGTGCCTCCTACAATAAACATCTTTGTTCCATTGGTGTTAAAGGCTAAACCTCTTGGGTTTGTTTCTTGAGAAGAAACACTAAAGCTGTCTACAAACGATGCTGTCGATACATCAAACGCAGTTGATAAAGTGTACTCATTTACGTCTTGTCCAGTACCTCCAACAACAAACATCTTTGTACCGCTAGAATTAAATGCTATTCCTGTTGGAAATGTATCCTGCGCTGACACACTAAAAGCATCTACAAAAGATGCTGTAGACACATCAAATCCAGTAGAAAGCGTGTACTCGTTAACGTCATTGCCAGTACCGCCAACTATAAACATTTTAGTGCCGTCAGTGCTAAAAGCTAATCCTTTTGGAGCTGTGTCTTGTGCGCTTACACTAAAGTTCTGAACAAACACTGAAGTGCTTATATCAAACCCTCCTGTCTGAACACCACTCAACTCCAGATCACCATCAACAGCGTTATACACTACACCGTACATGTCCCAGTTACCTGATGCGACTTGATTGTAGGATGTAGGTGCAGTGGTCTCTACAAATGCTCCACTTGTAGCTGTGAGGACAAATACACCGCTGTTGGCTTCAATGGTCTTGCCTACGTCTGCTGAGACGAATGAGCCTGTGCCTAGTGCTAGAGTAGATAAAGGCAAAGTGTATTCGTTAACATCATCGCCAGTGCCTCCAACGATAAACATTTTAGTGCCGTTGGTATTAAAGGCTATGCCTCTTGGGTCTGTATCTTGTCCCGCTACACTAAAACTTTGAGAGTAAGACGCTGTTGATACATCAAAACCTGTTGATAATGTATATTCGTTTACGTCATCTCCGGTAGTACCAACTATAAACATCTTTGTTCCATCAGTGCTGAAGGCAATGCCTACTGGTGTTGTTTCCTGAGCAGATATAGAAAAGCTGTCAACAAAAGAAGCTGTAGAAACATCAAACCCTGTAGACAGCGTGTATTCATTAACGTCATCTCCAGTTTGCCCAACAACAAACATCTTTGTCCCGTTAGTGTTGAAAGCTAGTCCTACTGGAAATCCTTCTTGTGCGGATATACTAAAACTGTCAACGAATGTGGCTGTTGATACGTCAAACCCTGTGCTTAAAGTATATTCGTTAACATCCTTGCCAATATCACCAAGAATAAACATCTTGGTTCCGTTAGTGTTAAAGGCTATTCCTGTTGGAGATGTTTCTTGAGCTGACACACTAAAACTATCTACAAAAGAGGCAGTTGATACATCAAAGCCTGCCGATAGCGTGTACTCGTTAACATCTTGTCCAGTAAGGCCAACAATAAACATTTTAGTGCCGTTAGTGTTGAAGGCTATGCCATAAGGGTCGCTTTCTTGTGCAGACACACTAAACGCATCTACAAACACTGAAGTAGAAACATCAAACCCAACAAAGTTCAACGTAGTCGCAGGCGCACTGTTCAACCTTTCATAGTTCTCAGTTGTCGAGTTTACATCCCACTCATTATTAGTCACACCTGTCTGTGGCACTTCTTTAGTCACGCTTACCACTGGTGTCAGCACTGTCTTAGTCAGGCTGATTGTAGACACCTCATTTGCTGTAAACGTCTTGGTCAGCGTACCCAGCGTTGCGTTTGTGTCAATGGTTGCGTACTCAAGCCCTGTAGCACCTGAGTTCACAACCAGAGCCTGACCAGCAGTGCCGAGTGTAGATAAGCCTGTGCCGCCGTTGACAACATTGAGGACACCCGTAACTTGTGTGCCTACGTTGATGCTTGTAGCTACAGGCGCAACATCCTGGAACGCTGACACGTTGTAAACGCGCATAGCATTGGTGGTGGTGTTGAAGTAGATCGTGCCGGTGACTAATGGGTTGCCATCATTGTCAACAGCAGGGTCAGATGCCTTAGCACCTAAGAACCTGTCATCAAACAGATCAAAGCTGTTAGCAGCATTGGTTGCAGATGTTGCAGCGTTGCTTGCGCTGGTAGACGCATTGCTTGCGCTCGTTGATGCTGATGTAGCTGAGTTAGATGCGTTGGTTGCCTGAGTCGTAGCAGTCGAGGCAGAGGCCGCAGCATTAGTCTCGCTTGTGCCAGCATTCGTTGCAGCCGTTGTTGCAGTGCTTGCAGAGGCAGCAGCGTTAGTTGCCTGAGTGCTTGCCGTAGATGCCGACCCTGAAGCAGCAGACGCACTAGCAGCCGCATTTGTCGCACTGGTAGAAGCAGCACTTGCAGAGGACGTAGCAGAGCTTGCTGACGATGTTGCACTTGATGCAGAGCTGGCAGCAGAGCTTGCACTGGTGGACGCGCTAGACGCACTTGCAGCAGCGTTAGTGGCACTTGTGGAAGCGTTGCTGGCACTTGTTGATGCGTTGCTGGCTGATGTAGCAGCGTTGGTTGCTTGTGTCGTAGCCGTGCTTGCAGAGGCCGCTGCGTTGGTTGCAGAGGTAGATGCAGCACTAGCCGAGGCAGCAGCAGCAGTAGCACTTGAAGCAGCAGCAGCAGATGTTCCCACCCAGAAGGATGCAGAGCTGGCCGGTATGTTGCCAGTGTTAGCGGCCTGAAGTGATGTGTACAGTATGCCGTCAGTTCCAACCACGTTTGCATTCAGAGCGTAAACAGAAGTGGCTTTCCACACTAACTGTATCGGAACCCAGTACGATGTTGCTGATGACGGGTTTTGATTCAGGTTTGCATTCTGAAGTGACTGGTAAACAATGGTCTCGTATGTAACCACTGAGCCGGTTTTATACGTTGTGCCTGCGCTCCACTCAACCGAGTACAGAAACGTCCACGATCCTGATGTGGTCACAGGGTTGTTGTTTACGTTACCGTTGACCAGTGATCGGTAGAAGTCGCCGTCAGAACCCTGCACAACGTCATTGGCGTTGTAGTCCTTCGATGCTATCCACGGGTTACCAAAGGTTGATGCCGTCTCGCCAACAGGGTCTCTAACAAGTATCTGCACACCAGCAGAGGTTGCCAGTACCGCCTTAGCCACGCCCTGGAAGAAAATGTTAGGTTGCCGTCCAGCCGCCGTCAGAATTACTGGGTGAGCATTAGGGATGGTAAAGTTAACATCAGCAAACGTAGGCTTGGGCGTTGTTGTGCCTGTTTCAAAGAAGAATATTTTACCGTTGATCAGTGGATCACCAGCATCGTCAAAGTATTGTGTATCTAGATCGCCGTACCGTGCCATCAGCGTTACTCCTGCATGTCAGTTGCTTGTTGCGCCATTACTCCAGTCAATGCTGCCGACCGCCTAGCAAACGATGGCTCTACAATTTTTTGAAGCTCGTTTCTTAATACACTTATACTGCCGTTTTTTAGCAAAGCCTCAAGTCTTGCTACATCCATACCTGAAGCCAGAAGTATATCACCTGCCTTAATTAGTGCGCTCTTGTAAAGCTCAGTGTTTCTGCCTTGATTCATGTTGTCTATTATACCAGCGACCTCGTTTGATAGCTGCGCTGGGTTGCCAAAAAGCATTTGAGTCACCTGATTTATTGACCTTTTGATACCCGTTGGCCCTACCAGACCGCTTAACTGGCTTGCCTGTGCAACAGTGCTTGAGTTACCGACTACAGCATTACGGGTAATTGCAAACTCGGCTTCTCTTTTCAAAGCGTTTAAAAACTGCTCTCCCTGCTCTGGCGTATCAAACAGGGTCGCTAGTTTTGCTGCGTCACCGTTTTTGCCAAACAAAGCCATCACCTGATTTCGGTTCATGCCAGTGTTGTTAATTCTGTCTATAATTGCGTCTTTGGCTCCAAGCACATAAGCGTTACGCTCTTGAGCCGTCATCTGTGATGTAAGCGGGTCAGCTAATCTGGACACCTCGCGACTTTCTGTTTTAAATATTTCTCTTCCAAAGTCAGCGGCATCCTCAATTGCTTTTTTGCCTGCGTAAAGATTTCTGGCAGCAGCGTAATCAGGTATTTGAGCATCAGCCTCTTTCACCATCTGATTCTTGAACCTTATTAAGATTCCTGCCTCATTAGCCCTGCCATTAATCATCAATGATTTTATCTGGTCATCCAAAACCTTTTTGGTCTCATCAATGTAGTCAAAGGTTCCAGCAGTCTCTCCGAGTGCAACACGATCAAGCACACGACCTTGTGCAGTTCCAAATGCCCTGCCTAGTGATGTGTCGCCCTCAAGCAATGTTCTCAGTCTGCCTGATAGTGCTAATGGCTGCTGTGCTGCTTGTTGATACAGTGCCGTTATTTGTGGCCCTAAAGTAGCATCAAGGTTTGTCAGATACTCATCAGCACTGCCAGCATTCAGGATATTTAACGACTCTGATATTCTTTGACCGGACTGCTGCTGCCTCTGGTTAACGCTTGATCTTGCAGCACCAGAGATTCCTGAATCAATGTTCATTGATGCTCTAAGAACTTCCCTGAATGCCTGATCAATGTCTGCTGGCAATGCATTCGGCCCAAGCATTCGATACTGCTCAACTGCCTCTCTCGGAGACATGCCTGCCGATCTTAATGAGTTTGCTAACATCTCTGCCGCAATATCCGTTCTGACGCTTGTTAGGCTCTTTGCCATATTGTTAAAGTCGGTCAGGTTTGTGAATGCATTTGTTACGCCGCTAATTAACGGCAATGCACCGCCACCACCAACAAGCGCACCAACAACGCCAGCGCCAGGCAGACCAGTCTCCTGACCTATTTCGCTGCCGATTACCGCGCCAGTGGCTGCAATTGCTTCTTGTGCTGGAGTCGTACTTGCTAACGAGCCAGCAACTCGCCTTCCTGTTCCGGCTATTTGAGGAACAAGCGGAGCAGTTCTTCGGTACGCCTCTCTGATTAATCCCTGACCGCCAACAACAGCAGGTATTGCCTCGCCTATGCCAGAGACTATTTCCTGACTAAGCCCAGGCTGCATGTACCCAGCCGGTGGAGCCAGTGCGCCAACATCTTCAAGCGATCTTTGCAGTGATGGGATTTGTGCGCCAGTTGGCCTAAGAGCGTAATTTAGACCCTCAGTTATGAAGTCAACACCCTGCGTTACGCCTCGCGCAGCAGCGTTGCCAAGCTCCATCAATGGCCGTGTGCCTGGTATGCTATACAAAGCACTGGTAACAGGGTTGGCCTCTAATGACTGTTGGAACTGCTGACCCCTTGTTTGCTGGGGCGCTGCTGCACTGCCTCGTAATTGCTGATACGCCTGAGCAACAGTGTTGTAATCCTCTGTGCCTTTTTTGTCTTGGTTATTAATGAGCCACTGAGCGTATGTGTTTACGTCACTCATTATTAGACACCCCCGCCAACTATTGCATCTGCACGATTTAGTAAGTCTGGGTTAGCGTCACCAGCGCCCATTGACCTTGAACTTGTCATGTCAAATTCATCAAGATCGCGTAAAGCGTTTTGTATTTCTCTTACTGTTGAAAAGTCCCCAGCCTCTTGCGCTCTATCAAGAGCTTTTTCTGCTGACGTTCTAGCAATCTGTAAAGCCTCGCCTAAAAGACGCATGTTTGTTTCTGTGCTTCTGCTAATAGATGCAGATATTCTTTCTAATCTTTCGCCTTCAGCAGCCGTAAATGCAGAGCCAAAGATTGGCTTGAGCTGTTGCAATACGTTTGTTGCTAACAGGTTTGAAAGCTCGCCCTCATCGCCAGATTCAATACCAAACAAGCTACGCGCCCTTGTTGATACCGACTCAAAGCCGCCAGTTTTAACATCACCCAGAAGACCTATGGCCGTTGTTAGTGTTCTGAATTGTGGCAAAGCATCAACACCAGCATTTATGATTGCTTGCGCCCTTTCTGATGTTGCACGACCGCCAGCAGTAGCAGCAGCCATTTCGCCCTGCTCTGTTACGCCAGACTCTACACCTCGCTGTATTGCATCTCTTGCAGCCTCGCCAGAGACTATGTTTCCAAGCTCATCAATAACCTGTCTCTGTCCTGTTCTGCTGTACTGGACGGCCACGCCATTTCTGTATCGCGTTATGCCAGGGCTTGATTCAAATCCTGCTTCAGCAGCAGGAGGAGACTGATACAGTATGTCGCCGGTTCGCTTGTCAACCAGGTTGCCGTTAACAACAACACCTTCTGGCTGACTGACTTCAGGAGCTTGCAGTATGCCCATCGCCCGTCCAGCAGATACAGCGCCCGTTAGCTCTAATGACAAGTTTCTCAGAGCTATTGGATCACCAGCCTTTGCTGCCATTGCGTTTTCTAAGATACGCATGGTGTCTGATGGGTCAGCATCATCAAATGTCTGAAGTATCTCTAAGCGGTCGTTAGCAAGGTTAATGATGCCGTCAAAGTCTCGCTGTTGCAGAAGCTGATTAGCCGCGCCAGCATCTTGATACATTGCTATTTGACGAGCCTGTAGCTCCTCACGCTTACGCTGTGTCATCTGCTGTTCGCGCTGACGTATGCCTTGAGCATACTGCTGTGCTGTGCCGCCTATTGCTGCGCCAATGCCACCCAGCATGTCCCCAATGTTGATAGCCATTATACCAAGCCCCCTAAGTAAACCATGCTGCGTGGGTTGTAAACACCTGACGGCATAGGTTGATTAAACTGCTGCTGTTGCTGCGGCATACTGTAACCAGAGCGCATTGGCCCGTAAGTATTAGGGTTCACATATGATGGAACGCTAGTTGATACCGGAGCTGGCGACTGCCTTTGCATCATGGCTTGGTTTGTCAGATCGTAGCCACCAGCAGCAGCGTTAAATGCGTTACCGTACATGCCTGCGTAGTCAAAGGGCTGTTGGTTATACAATGGCTGTCCTGATATCTGGTTGGCAGTATTCGTTGCCAGATCAGTCTGGAGGTTAGACATACTGCCGCCCAAGTTAATAGCATTCTGCTGTGCGCGTAGTGCTGCTGCGTTTTGCAGGTTAATCAGATCGGATGCCTGACCGCCAATTAGGTTTGACTGACTAGTTCCAAGATTCTGCAAGAGAGTAGATTGATTGCCGTACACATCTTGAATCTGGTTGGCAAGCAATTGACCGGCCATGCCTCGCTGCTGCGCTACATCTCGACCAGTACCGTACTGCAAGTCAGCAATACCTTCACCAGTTCTTTGGCTTAGGTTAGCTAAGTTAATCCCAGCCTGACCCGCAAAGTTAGCCATGTTGCCACGCTGACCGGCAATGTTAGCCATTGTGTTCAGGGTTATGTCGCCCAATGCACCGCCTCGCTGAGTCTGCAAGCCAGATACCCCTTGAGCCTGCGTCCCGCGCTGTGCAGCAATGTTCTGAGCCGTGTTGATACCTATGTCGCCCAAAGCCCCAGCCCTGCCTGTAGCAAGCCCTGAGAGCGCCTGAGAGCCTTGCATACCCATGCCAGACAAGCCGCTGAGATTAGATATCTGCTGCTGCAATCCTTGAGATGCCAGACCCTGACCAAAGCGTTGCAACTCGCGCTGTACGTTACCGCCACCCAGCCCACCAGTGGCCGCAGCACCAGCAAGGTTTCCTCTCATACCTTGGTCAAACAGGAACTGCTCGTAGGGTGATTGCTGTCTTGCTGTGTTGAAAGCGTCCTGACCTAAAGCACCTGACAAGGCTAGTTGCTGCTGGAACGCCTGTGCGCCACCCTGCTGGAAGGGTTGGAAGTATCCTCTAGCCTCATCAAAGCCAGTGTTCACTTGTTGAGCCGCTTGATCTGCTGCTGCTCTCAAGTCATCAATGTTAATACCGTATAGACGGTTCAGAGTTTCAATGCCCTGATCAAAGCCTGTTCCAACCTGTTGACCAGCCAGAGTTCCAGCTTGCTGAAAGCCTTCAATGTTCTGGCCGAGCATTTGGTTGATGTTCTGCATGGCAGCGTTGATGTCGCCGCGTGAGGTCGTTTCTGCCCCTTGCAGTGTTGCCGTTGCATCTCGCAGACCCTGTCCAGCAGCCTCCTCAA